CTCCAGGACAATCAAAATTAGGAGACCACCTTATATTATCAATATGGTGCATTAAATATCGTCTAAGAAAAGATAAGTGATTAGGTCCACTAAATTCATCAACTTGAGCATCCAAACTAAAATTTGCAGTATTCACAAATTCAGAAATTGTCATTCCTGTTAATACTTGGAAATACTCTAAATCACATTTAAATTTTGAAGTTGTTGACCCTGTTGTCGCAGTTATAAAATACGTTGTTTGTAGTCTTTTGTCAGCAGGGTCATACCATTTATCATAGTCAGGATTGGCGTAATAAACTGTAATATTTATACCATTATCAATATTTTGATTTGTACTACCAATTGTAGAATTAACATTTGGGTCACTGGACATTGACGGGTCTTGGAATGTTAAGATTTGTCCTGGTTGGTATAGTTCCCCATTTTCATCCATAATCATAATAAATGTATTATCATTATGGAATCTACCATCATTTGCAGGTATTTCAGGACACCATTGTACTTTTACTTGATTCCATCCTTTTTGTTTTTGTATATTATTTGTATCAAGAAATGAGCCTTCAAAATTTGATGGCATGTTATCAAAATATTTAGCCCTTGTGTTAAATAAATTAAACATTTCTGCAGGTGGAAGTGAAAATCCTAAAATATTCGACCCAGTACCGTAAGTCATAACTCTAGTATCTAGAGGGTAGTTATCATCGACCTTTCCTGTTAACATTATGTCCCAATCGTCATCATTTAAATTTGGGTCTATATTATCCCAAAATCCTGCAGATGTAAAATCGGCCAAAGCCGACGTATTAATTTGACCAGCCCATTCGTCTAATGATTGAGCAACACTATTATCTGAAATATTAACACCTTCAGTATTACAATTACATCTTTCACACCCATCATCAGTATATAAAATCAAAGGTAAAGTTAAATTTCTAAATGGATTTTCATTAAAGATATCTCCATCTATTTCAGGATATGGTGGACAATTTATTTTTCCACCAACTAAATTAGCAATTTTATTAAGTCCATTACAAATTAATACGACAATTGAAATTATTAATTGTACAATAATAATAATCACAGCAAATACCGGCCATAAAAATGCAAGTACGTGCATTATCACTATGATTGGAATACTGATATATTTAAGATAATTTAATAAAAATTGTAATATGATGAACAACGCATCTAATCTATAATAAACATCATTAATTGGGAACTTATTATAATCCCCATCACATGCGTCGTCTTGTATGTTTTTAATTTGTATAGTGTTCCTTACAAATCTTCTTGTTCCGTATCTATCTAATAATTGAGATATTGTATAGACTTTATTGTATTGTAATTCATAAAAAGTATCAAGACAATCTATCGCATTTGCAGGATTTGCATATTCTTCCCAACTTAAACTAAATGCGTAAGATGATTCTGCCAAGTATCTTTGTTTATAAATTAATATCCTTTCAACCGAAGATGGTAATTCATCATCTTCAGGTGTAACTTGAATTTGAATTTCATCAGTAGGATTTAATCTATATAATGGGATTGTTTTAAAATACTCAGGTTTTTCAACACCATTAACAAAAACTTTATATGATGAAACATTATTAGTATCTAAAATCCTATAAACATAATCGTTATCATATGAAATAGTGATAATATTATTTGTCGCAGGGTCACTAGCAGGACTAGTATCATAATTCCCACTTGTTAATGGGTCAGCATTTACATCAGTATCCGCCCATCCATATTCTTTAATATTTGGTACAATAAAATAACCTCGTCTAATTTCTTCAGATAGTCTTGATGATTGTCCCCATTTAACTTTAAAACGATATTTACCCTTTGTCGGCACACCAACTGTTGGGTCATTGGAAATTATTTGGTCACCATTTTCATTAGTATAGACATAATCCAAGTTCATTGGGACTTCTATCACCCAGTTACCATTATCATCAATTACTTTTCCGTCATTTTCTATCTTATATTGTTCAAGAACAGGTCTTGAGTTTTCATCACTATATATGGTTTGTCTAATTGCTTCAATTTGACCAGAACCTGTAGTTAGTTGACATTGGAATCCTGCCTTTGATTTTGCTTTACAATTTTTCTTAATTTTCATTTTATCCGAAGTGGATATAATTGAACCCATAAAAATTGCGGTAGGTTGGAATTTGATGTTCGCCTCTGATGTTAAATCAAAATCACATCTACCAACATTATAATCACAGACTTCTTTTTGACCAAAAAATGGTGAAACATTAATTGTTTTAGCAAGAGTAATAATTTGAGGTAGTTCACTATAATTTTCAGAAAATCTAAATTTAGTACCATCTACTTGGTCTTCAGTTGCAATCCCCATTCTTATTAAATCCTGAGGAGTAAGTGAAAATTGACCAATGTCAGATAAGTCAACCTGCATAAAAACAGTTTGTTGACCTAATGGTAATCCAAAAAACATAAAGTCACCAGAATCATTGGTTCTACATGTGAATTTATAATACTTATCGTATACCTCAATAATTGATTTATCCGTCAAAGCATCTATTCTATCAGGAAATGTTCCAACAGGTACATGGTTTGAATATGATGGACTATAAGGTAAAAGATTATACTTATAACCATCATCGTTAGCCGTTTGTATATCTTTATACGGATATAATGTTGAAATTACAGGATTGTTCTCGTCTTCTTCACTTAAAGGTATGAATATTGAAACTTTAGCATTAGGTAATCCTAATCCTCTATTCGCAAAAACTCTACCGCAAACAACTCCATAGTCCGCACAACTTCTTGTGTATACATCTGACTGAAATATTTTGAAGGATAATATTTCTAAAAAATCATAATCTTGGTCTAATTTGACCTGAATATTTTTACTTACCCCTAATTCAGTTCTTATCCTGTGTGAGTTTGACATACCTTTTTTTGATAAATAGTTTAGGCATTATTTTATAAAAATAAATGCTCCTAAAGTCTCATTTAACTAAAGTTAGTTGTCGTCTGATTAATATACTGAATTGTAATATCTTTATTTGGGAATCTTACTTGGTATACTTGAGTTGTTTCAGCAAAAATAGTGTCGTTAATTAATTTAATTTTTCTTGTTTCACTATTCTCATATTGTTGTGATGTCTGAGATGATGAGTATTGTCCCCCAACATTATTAAAAAATTCAATGTCTGTAACAGATACTACACCATTTTCAATTTGTATATTACTTCTTAATTCAGAAACATTAACATTTTGACCAAGATTTCTATTTCTTGGGTCAAAAAATGCTGAAACCTGATTGATTATGTTAGACGCAATTGCTCCTGAATTTTGATTAGAACTTATAACAACTTTAACGTTTACAGATAAATCAATAACCGAAGCAGGTGTGACAAAAATATAATCATTAATCATCCTGTAATTAGACAAATAAGTCGCAACATTAGACTTCAAAGTATTTGAAACAACATTGGTTAGTTTTCCATTACTATCGTAAGATAATAAATTAATTTTAATTTTATTGTCTTCTTCAGTGACCGCAACTTTCGCAGGTGCTCCAAATTGACTTGGCATTTTTTGAATGATTGTTTCATAATCATTTATAGTTACCGCTCTTTGCTGAGCGGCAAAATTAAAACTCACCAAATTTCTTACCTCTTCAGTTGTCGGAGGATTTGCCCCTCCAATTGCCGCAGTAACATTATTACAAGATAACGAAGCATTTACTTGAGTATTAGTCGAAGGGTTAGGACCGTTCACACTAAAGTTAATTGTCCCCAATTGATTAATAACACCAACCCCAACATTTGAGGACAATCCTCCACCAATTCTATATTGAATAAAAAGGGTTGAATTGGATTTTAACACTGAACCTAATGAATAGTTATTTTGATATTTTGACAAATCTAATGTGATTCCATTTCTTGCAAAATCCCTCAACAAATCATCAGAAGACGTATTACCTCCACCAAATGTCATTTTTAAAAATCCTTCAGGTGTAAATTCAGTAATAAATCGACTATTTGTTTGGATATAATTCCCCACCTTAACCCCTGAACTATCAGATGGTTTTGTTGGGTCGGGAACAAAAATCCTATCTTGAGCCAAAGCATCAACTTCATACCATCTATTAGCCGCTCCTAAAAATTCAGATGCGGGAGGAACATTCCCATAAGATGTCCCATCCTTTAATAATACACTTGTTACTCCAAGTACATTTTTTTCAGGTAAGAAAATTTCATAAAAAGGACGAGATTCAATATTTGTAATACTTTTCTTAAACACTTTAGTTGTTCCGTTTACAACTGTTTCTCTTTTAATAATGGTATAATTAACTAATTGGTCATTAGCATTAAAATTTGGTATTTTTAATCTATTTGGAAATCCATTATTATCAAATGGTGATGAAAAATCAATATCATAAACTGTTTCAAATATTTGTCCTGCCCCCAAAACTTGACTACCCGTTCTTAATATACCACAATATCTTAAATCCTCTTTATCACCATTAGCCGGTACTGTGATTGAAAAATCGACAACCGCAACTGATGGTCTATTACCAGGAACTTTTAATCCGTATGTTCTAGCAATATTGTATATTGATGACCTTTTCTGAGCATATTGTAAGACAGTTTCTTGTAAATTTCTATCAATATGAAAATGTAAATTATCCGTTACCGCAGCGTTTAAATCCATTAAAACACTGAAAACAGATGCATCATTAAAATTATCAATTAATTCAGGATAATACTGTTTAGTATAATTAATTAGTTCAGTTCTAATTCCCTGAAAATCTCTTGTAGTATATGATATCTGTTTTGCCATTTTATAAATTTATAATTACAAAATCTTTAGAATTAAAGACATTGTCTGTTATTGTATAATCAATTCTAACTTTTGCAGTATATTCTAATTCATTCCTGCCAGGTAAGTTATATGTATTAACATTTTCATCACCATTAAATTCTTGGGACGCATCAAAAATAGATATTGAATTAATGATTAGATTGGGTATGAATTTTTCAACCGAGTCTTTTATTTCCGCCTCTATGTCGGTAAATGTCGGACCATCCAAAGGTTCAAAAATATATTCGTATAATCGAGTACCAAAATCAGGTAAAAAATATCTAGCCCCTTTTCTTGTTAGCAATAAATGAATTAAATCTGTTCTAATTTCTTCATCACTATTGTCGGACAAATCTAAATATTTTCCATTAAAAGAATTCCTGAATGGAAAATTAATACCATATGTTTTACCGTTTGCCATATGATATAAATATAATGTCCCAATATTTTAACTAAATAGAGTAAAAATAAAAATCCCGACACTAAGTCGGGATAACATATCAAATTTTTTTAATTTTAAATTCTTTAAAAAACTTAGGATAACTTTCTAAATACCCTTGGTACGTTTCATCATCGACATTGATATCTTCTGCCATCCAATACCAATAAAGATTATTATTTAATTTGAAACCATAGTAGTCGTGTATATTTTTTTGTAACTCAACTTCTTTATCTGCGTAATTATGTTGTCCAACACATATAAACCCAGATGTAACATCTTTTATAACATTGGACTCATTACCAGGTACAAATCTATTATTAACCCAATTTAATCTTTCTATTAACTTTTGGTAAAACATGTTAGCACTACCCCATCTTATGGATGTGAAAAAAATAACACAATCAGATTCAAATAATTCTTTTGATATTTTCCATAACTCATCATCTTCGTTATGTATGGACGCCCAACACCTATGATATCCTGATGGATTTTTTTCTTTATCTTTTAATAATGCCTCTTTAACTCCACAATGATTTCCATCTTCCCTTGATACATTACCTTCGCATGGATAAATGTTCAAATCGGGAACATTTATTAATGTAACATTGTCTAATTTTTCCGCAATAACTTCAGCAATTATTGTAGATTTAGGTGCCTGTTTTTCTAATATTTTTTGATACCTATTAGAACAAGTCAGAAACAAAACTTTATCAAACTTTTTAAGTACTTCAATTGTTTTGTCTATATTTTTAAAATTACCATTTTTCATTTTTACTTACCCATTTAATTCCGTTCCAAATTTCTACATTTGTGAAACTTTCTTTATATTCATAAACATTTTTATAGGACTCATATATATATAAGTATTTTTTGTTTTGGGTTTTTGTATAATTTGACAGAATAAAAAATAAAATAGTACCTAATGATAATTTTGGAAACTTATCACTATAAGATAAGTTTAAAAAAATATTTGAATCTTTTCTTTCTGTAAATCTAGCATATCCAACTATCTCACCTTCATATTCAACTTGTGCAATTAAGATATTGAAAAATTCTGAACAATTTTCATATAAATCAAAAATATCAAAACTTTTATTTAAATAGTAGG